TGAAATTCGGATCGCCTGGTTGTGGGATGGCAGATGGTCTGGCGTTCGACAGCCCATATCCCATCCCTACTATTTGGCCGCCCAGTGTGGCGTCACCAATCTTGCTACGCAGTGACGTTTCTGCGTCGGACTGCGCGCGCTGTGCACTGCTGCTGGCGGCATCAACCATTCCAGACGCGGCAGTAGCCTGCTCCCCTCGACCCATGGCCGTTACAGCATTTAGCCCTTGAATGGATTGGTCCGTAACGGCCTGGTCAGCAGCAACTTCGCCAAGGCCCGCAGACGTCGCCTGGTCGGAGCCCATTCCAGTAATGGCCAACTTCTGCTTCGATGAACCCGCGGCGCCGGCGGCCTCCATACCAGACTCGAGTTGGGTTTTGGCTCTATCAAACTGCACCGCGTTGTCGACGCCAGACATGGTCGCTGCACGCCTACGCTCGAATGAGTTGGCCTCTCCTGCCTTGACAATGTCTGCAGCCGCCTTTTGTTGCACTGGCATCCATCGCTGACGAAAGTCGGCTAAACGCTGCTTGGTAACGAGCGCCAATGACTTCTGCGCCGCAGTCTCTTTTACTTGAGGATCTTTCTTGGCCATCACGCGCTCCTTGAGAATTCGCCACTAACGTGCGACCACTCCGGCCCCAACATGCGTGCCCATCCCGCTCGATCAGTGCGAAACGTCACCTTCTCTGCACCCATATCACGCACGATCTTCAGCATGTGGCCCTCATTTCTCCTGAAAGCGCCCCAGTCGCCATCAGAACACGCAAGCATCACGCGAGCAACAATTGTCCCATCCGTTTCGACGCCAAGCGTCATCACCAGCAGGCCATCTTCGCTCGCCATTGCTACCGCCAGACCTTCGCGGCACTTTTCGATAATCGTGTCCAGCACGTCCAAGTCGATGTGCGACCTGGCAATTCGGTCCGCGAAGGTACACACCGCCGTGTCGACGTCGATGATCTGCAGTGGCGTGTCGGCAATCATTCGACCATCTCGTCTTGCGCGTGGTCGTCCCACGGCCATGCGTCGATCGGCAGCGGCGGCGGCTGATTTGCTCCGATTGGCTCATCGATAAGCAGTGGGTGATCGGTGTCATCAGCGGTGTTCCACGGCCACGCCTCTTGGGTGAACGGTGTCGCCTCGGTGAATTTGGCTCCGATGATCGGATCGCCTGCCACGCCGTCCGCGTTGACGATGACGATACTCTCCCCTGCACGCAGCACCCTGGTTATCAAGTGCCCATTGGCCAGCACCACCAAGCCATTTGGCTCGTTGGCCAACAGGTTTTCCAGATCGTCTACCGCCAGTGAGCCTTCCAGCGCATTGATTTGTGCCTTGAGCTGATCTATCTGCTGCTGCAGAGTTGAGGCCTTCGCGTTGGCCTGGGATGACAACAATATGCTGTTGATCTGGGTTGCAAAGGCCTCGACGGCCGCAAATCTCTCGCGCGTGTTGTCCGCAAGCTGCTGCAGCGACCGCAGCTCGAGCGTGCCTGGGGGCTGGATTGCCGGGAAGCCGACCTTGGCCATCAATCAAGCTCTTCAACATGCTCTGCCGCGCTTGCGATCTGAATGCTCGATGTGCCCATCAGCTCTATTTCGAATTCGCTGTAGCTGGTGTCTGTTGGCACTGCAAACTCTGTCCCATCGGTCACCAACTTCGTGTAGAGCAGGACGCCGTCTCCATAGAAACGCACTACGACATTTGCGTAGTCGAAGCAGGTGATGCGCGCTCGTTGCATGCCAATTGGGTACGGTAGGAAATTCATCTTTCCCCGGAACCTGAAGACCATGTTATTGGTTGCATGCGAGTCGAACTCGTAGATCTGTTGACCTGTCGGCGTCGGCTTCGTGCTGGCCAATGGCAGCAGCCCGTCTGTCGGTTCATCGTCTCGGTCCAGCGCCAAGTACAGAGCATCGGTGATTGGATCAGCGTGCACGGCCGTGGCGTGATAGGCAAGTCGGATCAGGCCGAATCCAGTCTGCTTGGAATCAATGGCATAGCCTCTATCTGGCGTTGGCCCGGTCACGAAGAAATGTAGGACTCCATCGTGAACACCAGCGATGACAGATGTTGGGTCCAGGGCTTGCCATTGCCTCTTGGTGAAGATGTTCTCTGTCGCATTCCTCACGGCCCCAGCAGACCCAGAACACACCATGTAGCCATCAGGAGATGGGAACACGACACCAACCTGGTCAAGGTAGATCATGCCGCGCTTCGACGTGCACGACTGCGCCGCACCGGGCCGACTCATCGAGTAGTTTGCTGGATCGTTGCCCGTCGCTGTGTAGACGTAGCTCTTCGTGCCGATGACGATCGTGTTGTCGATGTTCGATATGGCGACGATGTCTGTGTCTGTGGTCAGTCTGAAGTTCACTGGCCAGGCATGCGGATGCCCGGCCGCGCTCAGGCACAGTTGATTGCGGAAGAACCCGGCCATTACGCCATTGGGAAGACTCAGCAGACCTTCCAGCGTCGGTGGCGGCACATCCCAGTCTTCGGACTCAAGAAGCACGCCTGGATTGGAGATGGTGGCATCATCAAGCACGTCGACATAGTCCGCCGTAGCCAGCGGTATCTCAGCGACGAACAGAAACGCCGTGCCGGAGGCGCCAGTCACCGTCCGATAGATTCTCTTCGTGGTGACCGCATACGTTGGGTCTCCTGGCGCGGTTGTCGCCGACGTCACCGTGATCGAGATTCCGTCCGGACGCAGGACAGTCAGGCTCGCGGGGCTGGGTGCGCTCTCCTCACCAAGATCATTGACGAAGGTGTAGAGGTAATTCGTCGCCGTCTGAATCGCAACGTAGTTCGTTGACCCACTCGCCTCGACGTGGATGTTGTCATAGATGATCGATACCACTGGCGCGCCCAATGCATTGGCGCCAGAGAAATGTATGTAGTCTCCGATCGTTATGTTGTTGTTCCCAGCGAGCGAGTAGAGCAGCGTCACTCCGTCATAGATCTTTGCCGTGACGTGCATAACGCCAGTCGCGTTCAATTGCAACTCCGCGACGAGTGTGTAGACGACGTCGTTTGAGAACGCCGCGAAAACCGAATCCATGATTCCCGGCGGGGCGCCACTTTCATCTGCGACCATCAGGTTTAGCGGAGATCCATTCTTGAATTGATGAGACAAGTGCGCGAATGAAGCCCCGATCTCACCACGACGCGCAAGCAGAGAGATATTGATTTGGCTTAGATCGTCTGCGCCAGTTGGGAACAAGAACGTGAGCGTCACCCTCCCAAAGGAAGAACCTTTTGTCCCGAAATTTCGCTTGAATAATGCGCTGCTTGCGCTGGTGTCAAGACGATACCCGCCGGCGTTTTCGTAGACGGCTCCGCCGCCGGACACATCCACGGACCAGTTTGTTGCGAGCTCACCGCCGCTGTCTGTGATGTTGATCGAGAACGAGGTCGGCGTCGCATCGATGCCTGGCACAAGAGTGGGCTTCGTGGTTGGTTCTGGAACACCAAGCGGCCGGGTCGTGACAGGATATGGTTCTGACCCTGTTGTGGCCAGGCTGAAGTTCGTCCAGCGCGGCGTTGCGAACAGACTTGGGCACGTCAGGAATATGCGAAACGTGTTGTCGCCTGCGATCACTCCGCGCGCGACGTCAACCTGCTCGTTCCACGAAATCCACTGCGTGTTGAGCTTGTAGATCGTCTGGATAGCACCAGTGCGAGACAGTGTCTTGGTCAACGTGAACTGGCGCCACGACTCCAAGTCCCCAGACTGCAGGCGGCAGTTGGTAGCCTCTTGTGCGGCAGTGGGCGGCAATTCTCGAGCCGTGAGTCTCGGGGCCTCTCCACGGAAGGTTGGAATCGTGACCTTCATCCGCAGACCCCAGAATTTACGACGGTTGTTGTGCTATCTGGTGTTCCAACTGCCGCATACACCAGCGCGCCACCAACAACACCGCTTGCCCAGTCGATTTCGAACAGCGTTGGCATCGATGCGAAGGTGTTGGCCAGGGTCCATGTCACCCCGTCAACGGACTTGTAGGAATTATTTCCAATGCCGTATTCCCCGACATAGAAGATCCCGCCGACGTACCTGACGCGCCAGAATTGCTGCGCCACCGCATTCAGGGTATTGGTGAGGCTCCAAGTCGCACCACCATCGATCGAGTAGTAGAGCTTGGTGACTGATCCGGTCGGCACAGCAACCCAGACACCATTTCCATAGGTTATCGACGCGCATCCATTGTTGGCCGGCAGATCCCCGCCTGCAGTCCAAGTCGCACCGCCATCATCGCTCTTTGCGGTATTTAGCGATGCTGCAACGATCTTGCGACCGGCGCCGATTCCAACTGCGCTCCATGAATTCGACGAAGGCAGAGTCCTCTCTGTGTAATTGCCATCGCCCGTCGTCGTGTAGAACTTGTCTGTTGCCGTGCAGACGAGATTGAACAAGGCGCCATCGAAGACATACTCCGTTGGCGTACCGGCGAATGTGTTTGCAGGACCTACGGTCCAATTGATTCCGTCGAAGGAAAAGATTTCCTTCTGGTTGCCAATGGCTATGAACTGCGTGTTGCCAAATGCGAGCATTCGGCCACGCACACCAACATCAGCACCAACACCACCGAGGCTTGGGAAGGTTGTTGGTGAGACAGTCCACGTCGCCCCATTGTCAGTCGAATAGATCGAGCATGGAAGTGATGCGCCGAAGTCGGTTCCGAAGATGACGAACAGGTCAAGACCAAACGCGACGGTATGCCATGTACGGGCGGATGGCGCTGTACGCGCCGTCCATGCTGGACCATTGAGACAGATTGGTCCAACAGAAATGACATTCACCGTGATGACGTGGGAGTTCTCTCCGACGCCTCGGGTAACCAAGACTTTGGTCGGATCGGCAACAAAATCAACGACGCGAGCTCCGCGGTCTCCAAGCGCAATCCCCTCATCGCGCCATTCGAGCAGCTTCGGAAACGCCGCCGCCGGTGCTTTCGGAAACGTTGTCAGGGGCGAAATGACAAACGTCATTGTCAGCTCACCGTGACCGTGATGACGTCGGTGGCCCTGGTGGCCACGACGAATGCGCCGACAAAGTTGACGACCGTTGCGTCTGGTCCGCCAAGGTTCACGCCGTTGAATTGGAACTGGATGTACTGAGGCATCGTCCCCGGCGCAACCTCGGGCTGGCCTCCACCGTTCGGCGCTGGGGTGATTTCGAACATCGATGCTCTCCTATAGCGGCAGAATCTTTGTGTGGACCGCGGCGTTTGGTTGGCCGACTCTGTCAGTGACCTGCGCGCCAGGGTTGTACGCCCTCTGTTCGCTCGATGCGGCCCTGTTCATCCAGTCGCGGAAGAACGCCAGCTGCACATTGGCCTCGCCTTTGTCAGTCCATGGCTGGTTTGGCAGTTTCATCAGGTACGCGAGCGCTCCGGCCTGGAAGGCGTAGTCCCAGCTCACAACAAGACTGTCGTCGATCGAGTTCGAGCCGCGTTTGGGCTGCAAAAGAACCGACACGGTCAGGTTGTAGATCGCATCAGGCGTTGGATGAAGTGCGAACTGGGCGTGTGGAACGTATTGGTAGAGCTCGGGTAGCGCATGGTCGAGAGCGGGATCCCAGTTGCCAGAAAACGATTCGGTGACCGGGTCCCACTCAGTGACGTCCTGCACGGCCATGGCCTTGATGCCGATGATTTCATTGAAGGTGTCGCTGCCCAGGCTGTAGAGCTGCGTGGCGGCCACTGTTGCGCCTGGCACGGTGGCCTTGTACCAGTGGCTGTGCGCGCACAGACGACGCACGGCGTCGAGATAGGCCTGCACAAGCACGGGAGTCGGGCAACGCGGGACCACCTGGGCCACCGGAGCAATCAAGTCGAGGATCGCAACTTGAGTCATCACGCACCGCCGGGAGTCTTGGCCTTCGGCGCCGCACCGAGTTGGCCCTGCGTTGAAATGCCAAGAGCCGCCTTGCCGGCCTTGTCGTAGAAGTCGGACTTGACCATGTCCTGCTTCGCGCTGTTGTGAGCGTAGGACTCGGCCAGCGTGAACGCCTTCAGGGCCTCTTCGTATTGGTCGCCAAGATTGATCGCGGTGGCGGCAGAGGCTATTTCGGTGGGGATCAGCCCATACAGAGCCCTCACTGATCCAGTTCCATCGTTGGGTGGGTAGACGTCGTATCGAATCGGGCTTCGCGGATCCTGCGTCCACTCCTGAACGTCTTTCTCTTGCGTGGCAATCGGCCAGAATCGATAGGCCTCGTCCAGCAACTCCCTGTCGACCAGCCTGGCCCGCCGACCGGACACGACGTTTTCGTAGAGGTCGAAGATTTCGGTTGCGCCGGCCGGCATCGCCTGGTGCACACCGGCGGCGATGCTCAGACTGGCCAGCGTTGTGAAGGCGGTCGGCTTGAGAGCGCAGATCTTGCGTTCAGCGGCGTTCAAATTGGCCAGCAACTGCGCCGCCGACCATGTCGCGGCCGCGGTATCCATCAACGTGAACCGCACCGCATTGATGATGACGCTGGCCAGCATGCTCAAGCCTCAGTCGACTCGCCGCCACTCAGCATGGCGACAGCATCCTGGGCATCGAGGAACCGCAGTCGCAGGTTGGTACTGTTCAAGCGCGGGTTGAGGACATACCCCCTGCGATCACCCTCGGCTCGGACGTCCTCGTCAGTCATCTGTTCGAGCACTTCGGCCGTCGTGTTGACGCGGTCGATGATGACAAGATCGGTGTTTGTTCCAGCCGCAATCTCTCTGGCGTCGAGTTCCGGTAGATCGATCCTCGGTTGGTCGTTGTTGACCAGCCTCCACACGTCGGGATGCGGGGCCAGTTTCGGCCACAACCTCTTGGGGTACGGCTGCACGTCACCTTTTCCGTTCCATACCGTCGCTGTTCCGGCCCGGCAGTCGTCCTTCGAGGCCCGATCACAGACGAGCTCGACGTCTACCATGGGTTCTTGCTGTTCCATGCTATCTCCTCGAGATGGGGGGCCCGCAGGCCCCCCGAACCGCTTACTTCGGACCCAGTTGGTTCACCGTGGCGATCATGTGAATTTCCTGGCCGGTGTTCGTGCCGGTGCCTGCCGTGCCGATCACGATTTGGATGTAGACATCCTCCTCGAACTTGATCGGTTTGAACGCGCAGTTCAGCCGGCCGCCCGCCTGGCCGGTCGTTTGACCGGCTGCAGCGAAGTAGGTCGTGCTGGCCACCAGCGCCGATGCCGTATTGACGGCCCGATACCCCACGCCGAACACGACGTCGGCCGCAGCGCTGATGTCGTCGATCTGGAGCGACAGATCGCACACCTGCGCGCCGGCAGGGATGAGAAAGTCGATCGTGTCGGCTGCGGCCGGGTTGGTCGCGGTGAGGACGTACTTGTCGGTGATGCACACCGCGTTGCCGTCCACGCGCATCATCTGCGGGATGAGAGCTTTTTGCCCCTTGAGACTTGCCATGATGGAATTCCTTGAAGTTGAGGAAGGTGAGACGGGCCTTTCAACCCGTCAAAGGGTTAGGTCGCGCGCTTCTTGACCACCGAGTCGATCACGCCAACGCCGAAGTCGGTCGGCTCGAGGTCACCGTTGGAGTTCGGCAGCGACCAGCGCAACTTTTGCTCCGAGCCGATGATTTCGCCCGCGAATTCGAGGTTCCGGCCGAAGTTCGTCCGGTTCTCGAGCAGCGAGTAGGTCTCCTCGGAGGTCTGGTTCGCACCGGAGGCGCAGGCCAGGGCCTGGGCGCCAAGGAACAGCGAACGCGACACCTGATGCGTCGTCGACAGGCCCGCAGCCACCGTCACGTTGGTCTCCGTCGCGGTCAGGCGGTTGCCGACCGTGATGTGTGGGACCAGCGCGCTGGCGCTGAAGCGGATCGCCGTACTCATCTTGCGCATCAGGATGCCGTTCCAGAGGATCGGATTCCCGCTGAACAAGGGGTGAGCGCGAAGGTTGCCGTACTCGGCACGCTTCATGGCGTTCTGCTCGAACGTGCGGACGTTGTTGCCCGACGTGGTGTCGGTGAAGATCGCGTCCCAGACCAGATCGTCGACCAGCAGCAGGCCCTTGATGGGCTCGTCGCCAGCAGCCGGGTCGCCCGGGATCATGATCGGCGCCATCTTGGTGCCCATCTCACCCCAGATCGCCGACAACTCGTCGATGCACGACAGCTTGAACTGGTCGGTCGTGAGGACCGAGGCCAGTTGAGCGCCACCCTGAATCAGGGTGCCGGCCGAAACAACCCAATGGCGGTTGTAGGTCGGGGCCTTGACGGAGTTGATGAGGATTTCAGCGAACTCCGGGTCGCTCGACAGCGGGACGATCCAGTCCGTGCCGTCTTGCTCGCCGCGCGCGCCGGCCATCATCACCTGGGCACGCTGCCAGCGGAAGCGCGGCATGCCGCCCTTCAACTGCATCAGCGCGTTCTGGCGCATCGAGTGCGGGGTGCGCTGCTGGGTCATCTTGCCGCCAGCCGACACCGGAAGCGTCGACATGTCGATCTTGACGTCCTGCGAGCTGTACTTCAGCGCCGCGCCGCGCCCTTCGGCATCGACGTCGCCCATGATCGGGCGCAGCTTGACGACGTGCGCGCAGTCGACCTGCACCACATCGCCAGGCCCTTTGGAGAGCTCG